CACGCTAGGAACATAGCTAAGAAGTATGACTGTGCGATTATATGGATGAGCCAGTTGTCGGCTGATGCACAAGATAAGGTATACTTAGATCAATCTATGCTTGAAGGAAGTAAGACAGGCAAGGCAGCAGAGGCAGACCTGATGTTGCTAATTGCTAAGAACCAAGTTACTGAGGGCGATGATGAAGACAATCAACGGCACATTAATGTAGCTAAAAACAAGCTAAAGGGTGGATGGCATGGGGTTGTCCATTGTGAATTAGACGGGGGCAGGTCACAGTACCTAGCCTGATGTGAAAGGAATACAATGAGATTTGTATTAGATGTAGAAAACACAACAAAGAAACGCAATGGTAAGCTAATGCTTGACCCTTGGGAAGAGGGTAACTTCCTAGTTAACGTAGGGGTTCGTGACGTTGACGATGGCACTGAGGCTTTGACGTTTGACTTACAGCACAAAGAGTACGTTGATCAGACAGGCGTTGAGTCTAAGCGTATTCAAAAGATACTAGACCATACTACCCTGCTGATTATGCACAACGCACAGCACGACTTGGCTTGGCTTTGGGAGTGTGGCTTTAAGTATGATGGGCCTATATGGGATACCATGTTAGCTGAGAGTATTTTACTCAGAGGAAACAACCTAGAAATCTCACCGAAAGGTGTAGCTAAAAAGATATCTTTGTCCCTTGAGAATACTGCCATCCGTAGGAACCTAGACTTCCAAAAAGATGATACTCTCAAGCGTTACTTTAAAGATGGCTACAACACTGATGAGATACCATTATCAGAATTGACTTTTTATCTTGAAGCTGATTGTAACACCACTGCTTCTCTGTTTCACTCTCAGGTTGCAGACTTCATGCTTCCTGAGTCGCAAAGTCTTATCAAAGTGAGAGACATTACGTTT